CATTGGCACCAATGTTCTGAATGAGGCATTTCTTGAGCGTTTCCCTGTGACATTTGAGCAGTCCTATCCCACTCCTGCTACTGAACAAAAAATCCTTGAGGGTATTGCTCTGGATTTGGGTGTAGAAGATCGTGACTTCTGTAAGCGTCTGGTTGATTGGGGTGATATTATTCGCAAGACTTTCTATGATGGTGGTATCGATGAGATTATCAGCACTCGTCGTCTTGTTCATATCATTCGTGCTTATAGCATCTTTAATAATAAGGCAAAGGCAATTGAAGTTTGTGTGAATCGTTTTGACGACGAAACCAAGCAAGCATTCATGGAATTGTATGACAAGGTTGATGCCGACTTCGATCCCAATGCTGTAGTTGTTGAAGAAACTAAGACCACTGAAGATGGGTCTACTCCATGGGGTAGCACTATTGTCAATTGACAAGCAAACAAAAACATGATATACTATATTACGACTAATTCTTGATCCTTACTTTATGATGAACTAAAAATGAACGAAACTATTGATGATGGTATGCGTCCTTGGGGACACAGTGATTATGAATTTTTGATTGCTAATCCAAATATGAATGATATTATTCCAAACTCTCCTGCTACTCCTTGGAAGTATAACGAAGAAGAGATTGTAAAAGAACTTCTTGAATATATCCGAGGAACTTACAATCAGCATTACTCTGCTGGTGATGATAAAATTCAAACACTCGATCTGATTGAAGCATGTGGTGATGGGGAAGCATTCTGCCGATCCAATATTCTCAAGTATGCCTCTCGTTATGATAAGAAAGGCACCGCACGTCGTGATATTATGAAGATTCTGCACTATGCTGTTCTTCTAATGAACTTCAATGATAAGAATGCACAACGTGAAACTTATAACCAATGAAACTGAAAGAACGTACAATGAAACTGTCTGATAATGCCCTTGCCATCCTCAAGAACTTTGCTGGAATCAATAACTCGATTCTTGTGAAGCAGGGCAATAAACTCCGAACAATCTCTGTTGCCAAGAATATTCTTGCCGAAGCAGAAATCAAAGAAGAGTTTCCTCGTGATTTTGCTATCTACGATCTCAACCAATTCTTGAATGGTTTGAGTTTGCATCAAGATCCAGATCTTGATTTTCAGGAAGACTCTTACTTGAGTATCAAGGAGGGTAAGCGTCGTGTGAAGTATTTCTTTGCAGATCCAAATGTTATTATTTCTCCACCAGAGAAAGACATTCAACTTCCTACTCAAGATGTGTGTTTCCAAATGGATAGTGTGACTCTTGAGAAACTAGTGAAAGCAGCAGCAGTTTATCAACTTCCTGATCTCTCTGCGATTGGAGAAGCAGGTGTAATTAAACTTGTTGTTCGTGATAAGAAGAATGATACTTCTAACGAATATGCTATTGTGGTTGGAGAAACAGACCAAGAGTTTAGTTTCAACTTCAAAGTCGAAAACATTAAGATTATTCCTGGTGCTTATGATGTCGTAGTGTCTTCTAAACTTTTGTCAAAATTTACTAATAGTCAGCACAATCTGACTTATTATATTGCTCTGGAACCTGATTCCACTTTCGGATGATGAAACACATCCTTTTTACACTCAAAGGTTGTAACACAGAACTTCTTAATGATGAAAGTTTTGTAAGAGATACTGTATATCAGGCATCTATAAAGTGTAACTCTTCTCTGTTAGCACTTCATTCGCATAAGTTTGATCCTCAAGGTGTCACTTGTGTGGCACTGCTAGCAGAGAGTCACATTAGTATTCATACCTGGCCAGAAAATGGTATGGCAGTCTGTGACATTTTTACCTGTGGAGATCATACGAAACCTAAAAAGGGTGTAGAATACATGAAGATGATGTTTAATGCTAATGACATCATTAGCAAATCTTTTAAACGACCTTTGGAATGAATGCAAACCGCTTGCGTATATTAGGAAGTGTCTTTCTTATAATTGGATACTTCCTTATTTTGTATGTTTCAGTTTATTGGGGATGTTGGTTTCGACTTCTTGGAAATCTATCAATGATGCCATTTGCTGTTAAAATACGAACTTGGGATATTGTCGGTTTAGAAACATTTTTCTCTGCTATCGATGTATCTAAGATTATTCAACTTTCATTATGAATATTTTTGTCACAAATCCTTTCCCTGCCGAAAGTGCCATTGTTCTTCCTGATAAACACATTGTCAAGATGCCGCTTGAATGTTGCCAAATGCTCAGCATTATTGCTTCTCCCTGGTATCATGATTATGGGACTCTTCCCAAACAAGACGGCACTGCCTACAAGACGAAGAAGGGAGCATTTAGAAACCATCCATGCACCAAATGGGCGGCAGAAACGGTGGACAATGCCTATTGGCTCGTCAAGTGGGGACTAAACTTGTGTCAAGAGTATAGTTTGCGCTATAATAAGACACACTCGTGTGAGGGAACATTGACTCATGCATACTATCTTTTTCCGAAGGGTAAATTAGATGAAGTAACTCCTTTCGCACGAGCAATGCCAGAGGAATACAAGTTTGATACTAGTATTTCCACCTTTGATGCATACAAGATGTACATCGCATCCAAACCTTGGGTGAAGGACAACTATCTTCGTATGCCACAACGTAAACCAGAATGGGTATGAAACTAATTGATAAGAAGGATTCTCGATATTTCACCGAGACATCCAAGAAACCATACATTCGCCACCGATACAAGTTGGTTGATGCTCATGGTGATTTTGTAATTTTTGATAACTGGGAAGACGCCCAGATGATGTGGTGGAATACTCCATCGCAGTTTTTATCCCACATTGAGGTTCTTGATAATGAGTGATTTTATTTGGGTCGAAAAATATCGACCAAAGACTATTGAAGAATGTATTCTCCCAGAGTCTACTAAAAAGACTTTTCAGGAGTTTCTAAATAAGGGAGAAATTCCTAATATGCTTCTTGCTGGTCCTCCTGGTATTGGTAAGACCACAGTGGCAAAGGCACTATGTAATGAACTTGGAGTAGATGTATATGTCATCAATGGATCCGACGAGGGTCGATTCCTCGATACTGTCCGAAACAATGCGAAAAACTTCGCTTCGACCGTCTCACTTACGTCTGATGCTAAACACAAAGTCATCATTATTGATGAGGCAGATAACACATCCAATGATGTTCAACTCCTCCTACGGGCGTTTATTGAGGAGTTTGCTGGTAACTGCCGATTCATCTTTACCTGCAACTACAAGAACAAAATCCTTGAGCCCCTCCACTCCCGATGTGCCGTCGTGGAATTTGGAATCAAAGGAAAGGATCGTCAGACCATTGCCGCACAATTCTTCAAACGCCTCCAAGAAATCTTGGGTGCAGAAGGTATTGAATTTGATAACAAGGTCCTGGTAGAACTTGTTAATAAACACTTTCCTGATTGGAGACGTGTTCTCAATGAGTGTCAACGATACTCTGTGGGTGGAAAGATTGATTCTGGTATTCTTGCTACTTTCTCTGATGTTGCAGTAAATGATCTCATTAAAAACCTTAAAGAAAAGAACTTCCCTGAAGTTCGGAAGTGGGTGGTATCTAATATGGATAATGATACTACTGTACTTATGCGTCGTATTTACGATGCTCTTTATTCATCCCTTGAAAACAATAGTGTTCCTGCTGCTATCCTTGTGCTTGCTAAGTATCAGTATCAGGCTGCCTTCGTGGCCGACCAAGAGATAAATATGCTTGCTTGTCTAACTGAACTTATGGTGGAATGTAACTTTAAGTGAAAAAGAAGAATAAGCACCAAGTAAAGTCTAAATTTTATTATATCTTTTGGGGTATTTCTACATTTACGGTATTGTTTGGGCAACTTTATGTTGGGACAGGATATCGTGAAATGGCACATGAAGTATTTTATCTTACAGAATTTTTAAGAGGAGACGAAAAAACAAATGTCATTGTTGACTATTGATAAATCTAAACTGGTAGAAGAAAGAGTAAAAACGACACCAGAAAATGTTGCAGAAGCAAATCAAGCATTGTTTCGTGCTACGATGAATTTGCCTACTGCTGCAAAGCACTGTGGCATGACGCAGAAGGAAATGAAATTAACCTTCCGTGAATATTTGAAGTATCATCCTATTGATTATGAGCAGTCTGAAAAGTTATAAAACGCCTTTACGATATCCAGGTGGTAAGTCTCGTGCTTGCACCAAGATGGACCAATACTTTCCTGACTTGAGGGAGTATGACGAATTTCGTGAACCCTTTCTTGGTGGGGGTAGTGTTGCTATTCACTTCACTAAAAAGTATCCAAATACTAAAATTTGGGTCAATGATCTTTATGAACCTCTTGTCAACTTCTGGCAACAACTCCAGATGTTTGGTCGTGAGATGAGAGATGAATTGCTACAATTGAAATATCGCCATGTCGATTCAACTAGCGCCAAAAACTTATTTCTTGACGCCAAAGAGTATCTTGCAAGACCTTTGGAGGACAGTGAAAATTTTCACCGTGCTGTTTCCTTCTATGTGGTTAATAAGTGTTCTTTCTCGGGTCTTACCGAATCCTCCTCCTTCTCTGCCCAAGCAAGCGACTCCAATTTCTCCATCAGAGGTATTGATAAACTGCCAGGTTATTCAGAAATAATCAAGAACTGGAGAATCACTAATTACTCATATGATTACCTATTGGGCGCTGAAGGTAATGCTTTTTTATACCTTGATCCTCCTTATGACATTAAGGATAACCTATATGGTAAGAAGGGATCAATGCATAAAGGATTTGATCATGATAGGTTTGCTGCTGATTGCTCTGCTTGTAAGTTGCATCAGTTGGTGAGTTATAATTCTGATCAACTGGTCAAAGATAGATTCAAAGACTGGAATGCCGCAGAATTTGATCTTACCTACACAATGCGTTCAGTAGGTGAGTATATGCGAGAACAAAAACAACGTAAAGAACTACTACTTTTTAATTATGGAATTGAAGGATTGGTTGAACAGCATCAATCAGACCAAGAAGAATCTGATTGATGAAGATTCTTCACTTGAGAAGGAATATCCTCCGTATATTGTAAATCGTTGTTTATCTGGACATTTGGATGCTGTTCTATTTGCAAATGAGTTGAATCAGTATCATTTTCTTCCAAAGAAGATGCAATATGATTTTTTACTAAATAGTCTGAGGAAAAAGAAGAGATTTTCTCCCTGGCTCCGAAAAGATACAATCAAAGATCTTGATTATGTCAAACGTTATTATGGTTATAGTAATGAAAAGGCAAAACAAGCTTTGAGGATTCTTACAGAAGAACAACTTAATTTTATTAAATCGAAATTTGATACTGGAGGAAAAAAATGAGTGTCGTTCAAGAACCTGAAGTGAAGTGGACGCCCGATCAAATGGTTGAAGTGGTTCTTAATGAACCAGATGACTTTTTGAAAGTACGCGAAACTTTGACTCGTATTGGAGTTGCATCACGAAAGGAAAAGAAAATTTATCAGTCTTGCCATATTCTTCATAAGCAAGGAAGATACTTTTTAGTTCATTTTAAAGAATTGTTTGCTTTAGATGGAAAGCACGCAAATCTTACGGTAAATGATGTTCAACGTCGTAATCGTATTGCTCAATTGCTTGCCGATTGGGGATTGATTGGTATTGTGGATGTCACGAAGATTCAGGACATTGCACCGCTAAATCAAATTAAGGTTCTTGCTTATAAAGATAAGCAAGACTGGATCCTGGAAACCAAGTATAATATTGGTTCTAAAAAGAAACGGGTAGAAGAAACCGAATGAAACTGGGGGCTTGACAGCCCCTTTTTTATGCTCTATAATACTAGTCTTCGGGTTAATTAGTATTCAGTGAGAAAAACTCTTGTTAGTTTTCACACCTTAATACATGCCGAAGAAATGCATATAAGAAATAATTGTCGGTATTCAAACGGTAATATTTCTATTAATATTCAACCCCTAATACTCTTCATAATTATGAATCTTTTTACAGCAGACGTTGGACAAGGTAAAGTCCATGTCTATGACAGTGGCAATGATAAGTTTCATGGAAAATTGCCACAAGAAACTCTCATCAACATGAATATTCCTGGCATCCAAAGAGGAGACACTTTGGTTGTTGAATGTGCTCATTTAAGAGAAGCACATAAATTCACTCTTGCTCAACCTTTTGATTATAATCAGTTGGAAGAGTTGAAGAGAACTGCAGATAAAAAGGGTATTACTATTCTTCTGTTCCCACAAAAATCTACTCCCAAAGCACGAAAACTTGCTGGTATAAAAGTAGATGCTAAAACTGATGAAGCAGATACTAAAGCAATCGCAAAGTTTCTCCTCAATGATCAAAGTGCATTTTATTCTCTGAAAAAATTTTTTCCGAAGAAGTTAGATTCCTTTAAGGATGAAATCAGCAGTGATGTTGAGTATATTAAACAATGTAATGCCGACATCAGTCCTGCCAAATCTTCTGAATATGGATTTGGTAAGATCGATTATGATGATGAAGTATCGAAGTGGATTAAAAAGTATGCACTCAAATTGACTGAATATCTTAATGGTGATATGGAGTTAATCCATGCTATTGGTTTAAAGTTCGATAAAAAAGGAAATATTAAGATTGATGCTCCTAATCGCATTTACACTCTGGTTCACTCCATTCTCCGTCCAAATGGCGAACTACGTGTTCGTCCTGATGTTGGTAAAGTTCCTAATTGGAAGTACATCAAATCGCATTATCTTGGATGCAAACCTTATCACATGAATCAAGGTGTTGCTGCATCCAACTACAAACACTGGATGAGACGTACTGTTTCTGAATATACTTACCCTGGTAAGAAGTCTGCTAATACTACAGATTTTCAATTGGGAATGTCATATGAAGAACTTGCTAAATTGAAAAAAGCACGTACTAAAGTTGATAAAATGACTCAAAATATCTGGTATGCACTGCGAAAAATGATTGTTGAGGATAGTCTCCGTTAGTATTCATGCTGTAATACTTTATTAGTATTCAACCCATAATACTCATAAAAATCAGTTGGTATTCAGGACGAAAAACTCTTGTAAGTATTCAACTCGTAATACCCGTAATAAAAAGTGAGGGTTTCCGACCCTCCTTTTTTATGTCTTGTGATAATATATACTATGGATGCCGTAAGGGTCCACACAACACAAACTCGCTTTTATAAGGAGCTACTATAATGAACAACCTCGCAAGGTATACTTCTGCGGATCTTCCTGCCCTGATGGATAGGATTACAAGAAACAGCATCGGAATGGACGAATATTTTGATCGTCTGTTTAATCTTCATGAAACTACAACAAACTATCCACCTTATAACCTAGTTCAGGTAAATAATGTAGAATCACACTTAGAGATTGCATTAGCAGGTTTTAAGAAAGGAGAAGTATATGTTTTCACGGAGTATGGAAAACTTTTTGTCGAAGGACAAAAGGAAGATACTGAATCGGAACGGACGTTTGTCCACAAGGGAGTGGCTAGCAGAAGTTTTAAACGAGCGTGGACTCTATCCGACGACACAGAAGTCAGAGACGTTACATTCGAAGACGGACTACTTAAAATCGTATTGGGAAAGATAGTTCCAGAACATCATGCACGTAAGGATTACCTATAAATAAAACTGAATATCGTCGTCGCTATGCCACGGGAGGTAACTGGCAAAATCCAGTTGACACCTCCCTTTTTTATTGCTACAATGTATGGAGAGAAATTTTTTAAATGTCCGTAAAACTTGCACTACTTAAGTCTGGAGATCATGTGATCGCAGACATTAAAGAGTTAATTTCTGAAAATAATATTGTGGGATATCTTTTTAGAAACCCACATAAGATAGCTATGGCAGAATCTCTTTATCTGACGGAAGATGCTGAAGATGATGGATCCATTAGTGTGTCATTTTCTCCTTGGGTCCTGTTTACTAACGAAAAAGAAATTCCAGTTAGACCAGAATGGTTGGTTACGGTTGTAGAACCAGTTGGCGAAATTAAAAAAATGTATGAGGAACAAATAAATGGAACAGATAGTGAAGTGTCTTTTACTGAAGAATCAGACAGTATTAATTACTGAAATTGTAGAGGTTGGTGCTGATATTGGAGAACCAGATTGTAAACTCATTAAACCTTACAAATTGGTAAAGACAAAAGATGATTCTTATGTGTTAGAATCTTGGATTGACTTCTCTCCACAAACTGATTACATGATTAGTTCAGAGAGTATCTTGACTCTTGTAGATCCAACACCAGATTTGCTTTCCAAATATTTTGAGATGATTGCCTGATGCGATTTTATACAAACGTCCAAATGGTCGGGGATAACTTCCTAGTCCGTGGTTATGAGAATGGTAGACATTTCATGACTAAGGAGAAGTTCTACCCGACTCTTTTTGTCCCTTCTAAAAAAGAAACCAAATATCAAACTCTGACTGGTAAGTATGTGGAACCAGTCAGACCAGGAACGGTAAGAGAATGTCGTGACTTTATCAAGAAGTATGAGGGTGTAGAAAACTTCAAAATCTATGGTAACACTGGATACATCTACCAATACATTTCCAAAATGTATCCAGAGGAAGAGATTAAGTTTGATACTAATAAAATTAAAATCACCACGATTGATATTGAGGTTGCATCCGAGAATGGATTCCCTGATGTAGAATCTGCCGCAGAGGAAGTTCTACTCATCACCATTCAGGATTATGCAACCAAACAAATTCGTACCTGGGGTAAAGGTCCATTCAAGAATAAGCAAGAGAATGTTATCTACAAGGGATTCAGAACCGAGTATGAACTTCTCAATGACTTTATTAATTGGTGGATGGTTGAACAAAACATTCCAGAAGTTGTAACTGGATGGAATAGTGAACTGTATGATATGCCATATCTTGTGAGGCGTATTGAGAGAATCCTTGGTGAGAAGTTGATGAAACGTCTTTCACCTTGGGGTCTTGTAACTGAACGTGAAATCTTTATTGCTGGTCGTAAAAACATTGCATATGATGTTGGCGGTATTACTCAACTTGATTATCTTAATCTTTATAAGAAGTTTACTTATAAGGCACAAGAATCTTATCGTCTTGACTACATCGCAAGTGTAGAACTGGGACAGAAGAAACTTGATCACTCTGAGTTTGATACTTTTAAGGACTTCTATACCAATGGATGGCAGAAGTTTGTAGAATATAACATCATTGACGTGGAACTTGTTGACCGATTGGAAGACAAGATGAAGTTGATTGAACTTGCTGTTACGATGGCATATGACGCAAAGGCAAACTATGCCGATGTATCCTCTCAAGTTAGAATGTGGGATACAATTATCTTCAATTATTTGAAGAAAAAAAATATTGTTATTCCACCCAAAGAACGTTCGGACAAAGATTCAAAATATGCAGGAGCATACGTCAAGGAACCGATTCCTGGAAAGTATGATTGGGTTGTGTCTTTTGATCTCAACTCTCTCTATCCTCATCTCATTATGCAGTACAACATCTCTCCAGAGACGCTCCTTGATGAGAGGCATCCATCAGCAACAGTTGATAAAATACTTAATGAAGAGATAACATTTGAGATGTATAAGGATAATGCGGTTTGTGCTAATGGTGCAATGTTCCGTAAAGATGTTCGTGGTTTCTTGCCAGAATTGATGGAGAAAATCTATAAAGATCGCACCATCTATAAAAAGAAGATGCTTGCTGCTAAACAAGACTATGAAAAATCTCCGTCGAAGTCATTGGAAAAAGAAATCGCCCGCTGCAACAACATCCAGATGGCGAGAAAAATTCAACTTAACTCTGCTTACGGTGCGATTGGTAATCAGTATTTTAGGTATT